CACATAAATTTCCTGTTCGGCAACCTGCATGGCGAGGTGTGGAACGAGGACAAGGTGGTGCTTACCAACGGTGTGGTTGTTCAGGCGTTCGGGCGGGGGCAGTCGCTCAGAGGAACGAAACACGACGATGTCAGGCCTGACGCCTGCCTGATCGATGATCTGGAGGACGAGGAGAGTGTCGCTACACCTGAAGGTCGCGACAAGGTTCAGAGATGGGTCATGCGTACGCTGCTGCCAGCTCTCGCCCCGGGAGCTTGCGTGCGCATGCTCGCCAACCTCCTCGATCCGGATTGTCTGGCTGCACGCCTGCGCAAGACTGGTGTGTGGGAAGTGCGAGAGTACCCTTGGGAGTATATCTCTTCAACTGGTGAACGTATCGCCTCCTGGCCCGCCCGCTTCCCTCTCGACCACATCGATCGGGTCCGCGCCGAATACGTGAAGTCGGGCATGCTCAACGAGTACATGCAGGAGTTCATGGTCAGCGCGATGGACCCGAGTGCACGGACGTTCACCACGGCGATGCTGGCAGCTGCAACTCCTGGGCCGTCGACGCCAGGGCGGGTGCGCACGTGGGAGCCGGTCTACGCTGCTTACGATCCCGCGCGGACGGTGAAGGCATCTTCGGCGCATACCGGAAAGGTGGTGTTCTCATGGGTGGGGAGCAAGTTGATCGTGTGGGAGGCGGACGGGCAGCTGTGGCTGCCGGACCAAATTATATCCGACATTTTCCAAGTGGCGGAAGCGTACCAGCCTATCAGGATTGGTGTCGAGAAAGACGGGTTAGAGGAATTTCTGCTGCAGCCTTTACGAGCGGAAAGTACACGGAGACATACTATTATCCCTGTGGTGCCTCTGAGTGCCCCTGCCGGGAAGCTGGCATTCATCCGTTCGCTGCAGCCCTTCTTTACGAGCGGCGAGATCGTTTTTGCGAAAGACCTGCCGGTTCTCCGGGAGCAGTTGCTCTCGTTTCCCACTGGCAGGATTGACGTGCCCAACGCTCTTGCCTACGCCCTGCGGATGCGTCCGGGAGTGCCGGTCTATGACAACTTCGGATTCAAGAACGTCCAGGATGATCTGCCGGGACTGCGGGCTGCCCCTTATTATCTCGTCGTCGGAGCCACCCGCACCTGCACATCCGTTGTCCTATGTCAGATGGATAAAGGCGTGTTGCGTGTGCTGTGGGACGCGGTGCGAGATTCCGATCCGGGTCTCGCCCTGGCTGATGTCGTCGGGATATCGAGACTTGAAACGGCCGGACAGACCCTGACCGTCTACGCCGGCCCCGAGCACTGGCGGCCCTACGATACCATCGGCCTGCAAGCGGCCGCCCGGCGCGCGCAGGTCCGCCTCTCGACCGGCGGCAGCGTCACCGTCGGTCGAGAGGAGCTGCGGCGGCGGATCGATGCCATGAGCCATAATCAGCCGGCCCTGGTGGTCTCGCCCCGGGCGCGGTGGACGTTGAATGCCCTGGCCGGCGGCTACGCGCGCAGTGTCATCAAAGGCAGGGACATTGTCGCCACCGATCAAGGTGCCGACGAGGGCGTATATAGAGTGTTGATGGAGGCCCTGGAGAGCTTCGCTGCCGTGATCGCGCAGACCGTGCATCAGGATGGTCTGGACAAGCCGAATTATGCTATAGACCCAACAGGTCGTAGGTACCTGTCCGCGCGGGCACAACATACGCGCCGAGGCGATGGTGGCAGCGAACTCAAGCATTCGACTAGTTGACCAATCCGATCAAGAAGATCGGGATGGTAGAAAGTTGCGGAAAGATGTAGTTAATTACAGTCCGGCCGGCACCAGGAACGACCGCTGCGGCAACTGCAAGTATTTCATCGGTAAAGATAATTCCTGCGAGCTGGTCGCCGGCCACATCGATTCGAATATGTGGTGCGACCGCTGGGATGTCGAGGACTCCTGGCCGGCGCGCGACGAGGAGTTGTGCCGCGAGGAAGAGATAGAGAAGCAGGTCCGCAAGGCGATGCGGCTGGCCTCTGAAGGATTCAAGTCCCAGTGGGAGCGCGGCAATGACCAGCTTGACTGGTGGGATGTCTACGATTGTGTGCTGGGCGGACGACAGGCATATCAGGGCAATTCTCAGATATACATCCCACTTGTACATGAAGCCATCAACGCCCGTAAAACTCGATTTGTTAACCAAATATTCCCAAGATCAGGGAGGAATGTTGACTGTATATCATCTGATGAGAAGCCTTACTCGATAATGGCGTTGCTTGAACACTACATTAGGAAAACCAAGCTACGCACGCAAGTTCTTCCTGCTCTTCTTAAAAATGGTGACGTAGAGGGTCAGTACAACCTATATGTCAGTTGGGAGAGTTCCAGCCGGCACATTGCATACCGCCGTCCGGCGGTGATGGAGATCGAGGGTGAGGAGATCGAGTCCGTTGATCCTGAAGCTGAGGATGATGTCATTGAGGAGGAGACTTTCCACGAGCAGCCCGTGGTGGAAGTCCTGGCCGACAATGATGTCCTTGTTCTTCCTCACACTTCGGCTAGCGTGGGCGACGCGCTTTCGAAGGGTGGGATGGCCGTCGTCATAAGGAAATGGACGGAGGCGCGGATCGAGCGCGCAATCGATGAAGGGGAAATAGACGAGGAGGCTGGCGAGGCCATCCTGGAGGAGATGCGGGACAGTAAGGACGATCCCGACGCGCCGGATGCCGACAAGAAGCATGTCGATGCTGCGGGGATCACGCTCTCGAAGGGCGGCAAGTTTCTGGTCCTCTACGAAGCCTGGACCCATCTGAAGAGGAAAGACGAGCGGCGGCTGTGCAAAATCCTCTGGGGTGGCGGGTCGACCGAGCGCGTCTTGTCGGTCAAGCGGAACCCCTATTGGAACGACAAATGCCCGGTGATCTCCGCGCCGGTTGACAAAATATCCGGCAGTTTCAAGGGGATATCGAAGGTCAAGTTCGCGGCGGACCTCCAGTATGCCGCTAACGATGCGGTGAATGAGGGATGGGACTCGGCGGCTTACGCTCTGATGCCGATCGTGATGACCGATCCGGCGAAGAACCCGCGCACGGGGTCGATGGTGCTCAACCTCGCGGCGATCTGGGAGACCGACCCCAAGGCGACGCAGTTCGCTCAGTTCCCCCAGTTGTGGAAAGACGCTTTTGCCTTGGTTCAGCCAAACAGGAGATTTTTCAGCTTCTGTCTATATCGCCAGCCGCGATTGCCCAATCCACGGGAGGCCCAAAAACCAAGCGGAATCAGGCTGAAATTGCTGCCGAGCAGCAGGTCGACATTCTTTCGACCGCCGATGTCTGCACCAATCTGGAGGACGAAATTCTGACCCCGCTGTTGCGCTGGTTCGTGGAGCTTGATCATCAGTTCCGGGACCGGCCGTTGTCGGTACGCCAGTATGGTCAGATGGGTCTGCGGATGAACATGGAGGACGTGCCGCCGCTACAGATCGATCGCCGGTTCGAGTTCCGCTGGTTCGGGGTAGAGGCCGCGCGCAACACCCAGATGATGCAGCAGCAGATCGCCGCGGTGAACGTCGTCAAGGGCATCCCGCCCGATCAATACAAGGGGTACACGCTCAACTTAGTGCCGGTGATCTCGCAGTTGATCGAGAATTCGTTCGGCCCGCGGCTGGGGCCGGAGATTTTCAAGGACATCAAGTCTCAGTTGACGATCCCGCCCGAGATGGAGAACGATTACCTGATCGAGGGGTTGGCATTGCCGGTCCATGAGTTGGATGAAGATCAGCAGCACATGCAGATTCATCTGCGCGCCATGCAGGACGGTGATCCCAGTGGGGCGGTGCGCGAGCATATGTTCTACCATAGGGTCCAGATGCAGAAGAAAATGCAGATGGCCATGGCGTCGATGCAGCAGATGCAGCGTCCTGGGGTACCCGGCAGCCCCGGCGGTGCTGGCCCGGGCGTGGCAGGCACACCACGCCCGGGCGCTCAGGCCGGTCTGCCGCGGCCGCAGGGACCGCCTGGGATGGTTCATCCTGACCAGATGCAGGGAACACAGGAGCCTCGGAGATGACCAACACACAGGCAGTGATCATTGCGATCGGTATCGTCCTTGCGGGGGCAGCTATAGGATGGGCGCAGCAAACTAATCCTGACTCAGTAACCGGTTGTGTTTTCTTTACGACCCCTCCGACATTGCAAAATGGGCAGCGCGGTGTGTTGACGTGTGATAATACGGGAAAATTGCGGGTTAATACAACGTAAGGGGGTAATATGCCCTATACTCCTAAAACAGTTACCGAGATATTGGCTGAGATTGAAAGCAATTTCGCCGACAATACGACTTATCAGATTACGCCTTTTGATGCACGGCAGGTGTTGGAGGATATTGCGCAGTCGTATGTGAACATCAATGATGCCGGTGGAGGCGGTGGAGGCGGTGGAGGGATCACGCTCGGGTCGCCGATCCATGGTGGCAGCGTTTCCAATACGATTTTGTACGACAACGCAGGGAATATTGGTGAGGCTACCGTTGGCGGCGGTCTGCTGTTGTCTGGCGGTGTTTTGTCGGCACCAGGCAGCAGTGGCGGTGGGTCTCAGGTCGCTGATATTCCTTCCCTGCGTAGTCTGGCGCCTCCTGCCGGTGTGGCTACTGTGTGGGTTCAGGACCCGGTCCGAGGTCAGAGCAATTTCGATTGGATTCCAGGAAATCATTCGGGAACTGGGACTGCGCCTGATTTTCAATGTCCACATGATCCGGGGATGGGGATTTGGGTACCGCCGTTTTCGCCGGGGGATGGATCGACGGGAGCCTGGAAGCGCAAATACGACGGCACCAAGGTCCGTGCTCGATGGTGGGGCGTATTGTCGGATGGCGTCGTCGTAGACCCGTTTGGCAGGAGTACTAGTTTTGCTGTGAGGAACGCTTTTGCGTCCACAGCGTCAGGGCATGTTGGGGAGCTTCAGCTTACTTTGTCGTCTAATCAGGCGCTGGCTGAAGGCTGCAGCGTTTATGTTACCGGCATAGGCGGCATTACTTATACAGCATCAGCTGATAATTATTATTTAGTTCATAAACTTGGAGACAATTATAACATAACCCTTCCCGGCACAGGACCGGTTTCCGGCACTTATACTAAGGGCGGTAACGTTGCGGCGCAGATGAAGGTCACTGCAGCAACTGCGGCGACAGGCTTGACGCCGCCTCTGAGTTGGCGCGGAGCCATCACAGGTCTTGGGGCAATTACTGGAGGATCAGGCTACACTACCGCAAGCAATGTGGCTTTGGGTGGCGGCTCTGGAGCCGGGGCCACTGCCAACATTACCGCGTCGGGCGGTGCTGTGACTGCGGTTACGATCGTACATGCTGGGTCTGGTTACAAGTCATCTCCTCCGGACTCCCTGACTATTCCTGGCGGTACCGGAGGCTCAGTCCTGGTTTCTGCAGTCAGTGCTGCGTCTGCGGTCCGTTACACGGTCAACAGCACGGTTGGATTGACCTCGCCGCCTAACCTTGGGCCGCCTCCGGATTGGGGTGACTGGGTAGGTGTTTATGGGACGACAGTTGCCGACACTCCTG